ATAAATGAATAGATAAATGAATAGATAAATGAATAGATAAATGAATAGATAAATGAATAGATAAATGAATAGATAAATGAATTAAACAAAGAGTTTAAACTGATAAATGAAAGATACTCAAAGATGTTAATTAAAGATATGCTGAATCAGTTGTTGTAAAACTTCCTAGTAAATCAAAGTAATCATAATTAAATACTATTGACGCTTTTAGATACTGAACTCTTTCGATGGTAGAATCCATATTCATACCACTTAAATTTGTTGGCCAACAACCATAAAACCGTATGAATTCTTTACCATCAATCATGAGGATAATATCTTCTGTCTTGCCAACAATTGTACCATCTACAGTCATCTGCTTCATCCAATTATATATAGCAGACCAATTCCTGCAATATTTGTCTACTAGAAAATTGACAGTGAACGGTAAGAAATTTAATTTCTCTCCTATCTCATTCATATCAACATATCTAGTATTAACAACGACTTCATTAACGCCAACTGAAGGTAAAGAGAATTGTTGTAAAAAGAAAGTAACATTCTCCTGATTCGGTATAATCAGTGAAAATTTATTAATGATAAGAGGGTCAAATGTCAATAAATCACCATTCTGCATGGTAGCAGACCCAATTGTATTGACATCATTTAAATTTACTATTGTCATTTAATTCTTTCGATGTATGTTGTAAGATTATTTATGCGATGCAGAATGATAATGTGCCACAATCAAAAATCTGCTTATAACCAGCATCAAACATGACTTTCCATTCAGGTCTACTATCACCAGGTGCCAACTTCTTTTTCATGAAATTTGCTCTGTGCATCCTTTTAATACTTTTTCCTAAATTGACGTACTTGTAAGACGGTGGATTTGTTTTAATCAATTTGAATCCGTTTTTGTAATAAACATCACCGTTGCTATAAGACCTATCTGCGTAAGAAATAATTGAACCGGAGTGATTTTGTCTAAAATTTGTCAGTAATCTACTAAATCCACCTACGACATTAGTGTTTCTTTTTACAGCGTATCTGGATAATTCCCACATATAATTTTTGTTGTACCTAGATTTGCAAAAAGTCATCATTGAAACAAAGTCATCACCGAATTTCAATCCTATAACAATGGAAGATTTGTCCTTGCCTTGGAGGTGGTTTTCTGACATGAATTTAATTTTCTCAGTAAGAGATGGTATAGCAATTTCACATTTTCTAGCAAAAACTACCGAGGATAATTTGCCCAATTTCGCACTGATAAAATCTTTTACGACATCTTTATTTAGCATCCAATCATCGCTGAAAATGTGGAATAATTTTATCCCGGCATTACGTGCATCTATTGTTTTGTCCAGATGGTAACTCTTAGTCTTGTTGATAGTATTTTCTGAGTGCTTGTGGATGTGATGATAAATTCCATTGTACTCGAACCCAACAGCCAGTGCCGGTATCAAAATGTCAATTTCTCTACCATTCAAGATAGTTCTATCATTCAATTTAATTTCTGTGTTTTCTGGTAAGATTTCTTTAATGTACTCATAGACTTCCATGCATTCACCTGACACCTCTACATGCCCTCTATTATACGAGTTTGTTGGATTTGCTTCAATTCCGTGTTTTTTAATCGCCAACGACAGTGTCGATTTGCTTGAATTAATTTCTTCTGCAATGTTCACCAACGTCTTATGGTCTTCTTTGTAATTTGTCAGCAACCAGTCTTTATCGTTTAATTTTTCTTTTATGGTATAGTCACTTTCCGTCAAATTGATTTTTGGTATATTCAGTCTTTTACATGCTTGTATTATGGGATTACCAGAACAATGCAATAATTCTGCGATGCGAGTATAGGACATTCTTTCATTTATTCGCTTATTGTAAAGCCATTGATAATCATTCAATAATGATTTAGTTGCTTGAGGCAATCTACCATACAATTTTGAACATGCGTCTGAACAAAATTTGTTGAATCCATTAGTCTTGTCGAATCCGGCTGGTTTATCGCAGTTTGGGCACCTTTTAATGTTTTCTTGTACGGTATCATTCAAGATTATTAAACATCTAATTTTCAAAGGCACCTTTGGGTATAATGTATCCAACCAGCGCGTGGCGGCTTCAATTTCTTGTCTAATTGATTTTGTGAGACTTATAGAAATCATATTTTTCTTGTCGTTGATGTCGCCTATGGCGAGTTTCAAATCTCGATTGTACATGTATCTAACCTTGGGTTGTTATGTACATATTTATTAGACACAAAAAACCTCGCCGAAGCGAGGTTCTCTATTTGAAACACCCTAATTGCTTACGCTATATTAGCTACGTATCTTCTTTTTCCATTTTCATCTATTATCATTTTTTTACCTTTATTCCCAGGTGCTTTTCCTTTGTTATTTAAACCTATTTCCCTAGCTTTTTGTTTTTGATTTTCAGTTTGACTCCATCCAGTTCTTATATTTTTAGGAGAGCGACCTTTAACCCAGCCCTTTGGTATATCATCAATGCATTTGAGTTTCCTTTCTTTTAATGTTATTGGGTCATAACAATGTATTGTGTTTTTATTTTTAATAGAACTCGCTTCTATTGATAATAACAGATTCTTATGGGCTGCGGCGAGCTGTTTTGGAGAAGTAATTCTGCCTTTAATCCAACCTTTTGGTATAATATCAGTAATCTTAAATCTCTTATGTTCTGTTTTATCAGGATTATGATAGAAAATAGTAGGTATTTTCTTTTTGCCTTTATTTACACATTCTCTAATCCACTTTCCTGTATTTGGTTTTTCATAAAGAAATCTAGCTTCCCCAGTTTCTTTATTGAGAAAATGATGTTTCCCTTTTGATGATTTTCCTATATTTTCAGCATGTTCTTTTGTTTTTGGTTTCATCATTTTATTTTTGTGTTCCTCACTAAAAGGTCTAGTGCCTCGAATGAAACCATCAGGAATATAATCGTCATCATATATCATTATTATTTTATCAGTTACCTTGTTATAATATGTCTTAGTGATTCCTCGTTGAATGTGTTTTATCTTCAATTGTTCATATAATCTACTATTAAAATGTGTACATCTATTAGAAAGCATTCCTAATGCATATACCATTTTCATTTTATGTTTAGTGCTTTTTAACATTTTTACTAACAATAAATGTACAATATAATGTTCTCTGAGTGATAGTGATATTAAATTTTCTATATCATCTGTTCCCCCAATAGAACTAGGTATTATGTGATGAATTTCAGAATATTCTGATTTCTCTTTTAATTTTGCTTTTTCAATTAAATTTATGTAAATTTTTGTATATTTGTTATTAATGAATATAGATGACATTTTAATATGATAATATTATGATATTTGTATTTATGTGAACTGTATTTCTGAGTAATAAACATCGCTCTTTAAATAGACACAAAAAACCTCGCCGAAGCGAGGTTCTCTATTTGATACCCCCTAATTGCTTACGCTATATTAGCTACGCGTAGAATTCGAAAAAATGCATTCGATTTCGCAGCCAATGTAAATGCAGGACCTGCATCAGCAGCGTTATTACCGTTCATTGGATTACCAGCAAGTGCATAGCGTGTCTTAAATGCAATTTTTGGTTGAAAGGTATTTGGGTCAATCGCATTATGTTTAGTCAATGGAACGTACGGGCAATAGAACATGCCAGCCTTACCTAGACCATCACCCTTGTAACCAACAACCACAAATTGATTTGCATCACCGTTTGCCATATATGGGTCAATAAACACTTTATACTTATTGTTCAATGTACCAACAAATGTTGCACCAGTATCATCAACAGTCAATGTTTCGCCAGATTTAATGCCACCGATGTCCAACTTGCCAGTCATTGCCAATGCCGAAGCCACATCAGCAGACACCAACAATACATTACCACGACCCAAACGAGTTGTTTGAGCGATGCGATTAGCTTCACGTTCAATTTGGAACATCAAACCCTTGAAGCGTTCAACAGACCACCGACCATTTGCATCAACATCAAGGTCAAATGTACCAGGTGTTGCAGTTAATTCTGCACCAGTTGTAGATACCTTATAAAGGGTACGAACAATTTCACGGTTCATTTCAGCAATGATTTGATTGCTTAGGAGGTTAGATAGTTCTGTTTCAGCATCCAGACCATGAACTGCTTTTAGGTCTTGTGCTAATTCAACAGTATATCCAGCTTGCAATCCACGTTCGACCGCAGTAACCGTGTGTTTCTCGATTGTGAAAGTCATTTCGTTAAGAGTTGTAGCTCCACCGAAATCCTCACCTTGTGCAGTTGTCAACCCGGCTGGAGTAGTAAAACCAGGTGTTGCATCCCATGGAGATAGGCCATCCACTGCATCTACTGGGTTTGTACCAGCAGCAGCAGTTGTAACACCACCAGCAGAGAAGCTAGCATCTGCTTCATTGAACAGGGCTTCTGCACCAGTCTTGCTTGTATAACGATTGCGAGCAGCAAAAATCAAGCCGGTAGGCATGGTCATTGGTTGAACACCAGCGAAGTCATACGCAATTAGCTTAGGCATCGCACGGCGAAGTAGACCAACGATGACCGGGTCATAATTAGCTGTATTGGATGTGTTAGACGATGGAATTGCTTCTTGCAAGGCCTGAGCAGATTTTTGTTGCTCACGGATTGTGTTTTCCATAACAATCGCTGTTACACGTCTACGGTCACCTGTAAGAGCACCGTGTTCGGCTACTGTCTGTTCATCATCGAGAACAGGAGCCCATTTTTTCATTGCTTCATTTAGATATGACATATTTTTCCCTTTTAGTTAGAACTACGAATTAATTTTGAATCTTGGCGCAAGGCCTTTAATACAGCTTCAACATCTGAATGTTTAGATTCAGTGATAGTGTCTGCTCCATCTTGAGATATTCTAGTATCCATCGGTGTTGATTGCTTGCGGAAAAAAGATTCTTTAAGCACCGCAACTTTAGATTTGAACTCTTCTTCTGTCTCAAAGTTAATATTTTCAGCGAGAGAATATAGTTTTTCTGCTTCAATTGCAGTCAAATCAGATTGAGCTTCAGCAATGATTGCTTCTGCTTTCATAATTTGAACTTCAACGGTAGCTTGTGTAACTGCTTCTTGTGCTTCTTTGAGTTGGTCTTCAAGTTCTTCAATTTGAGAAACTTGATTTTCAACAATATCAACCTTGCTTTCTGGTACATCTATATAATGTTGTTCAAACACATTTTTGAGATTTTCCATAAAGCTAGACATCATTTCTACTTTTATACCGCTCTCAAGGGCTACTGCATTGTCTTGCAACCACTGCTCGATAACATAATCGAGGTATCCATCAATTTGTTCGACTAGCTCTCCCTTTACTTCTTCTACTGCTTCGTCCAGTTTAAACTGGTATTCTTCTTGTAATTCTTCAATTTTTGATTCTGATACCTGTTCAACTGCTGCTTCAAAAATTGCTTTTGCTTTCAATTGGAATTCTTCTGTTAAGGATTCACCCGAAAATAAAGCATCAAATGCTTCTTCTTTTAGTTTATCTTGTGAACCAGAAACATATTTTTCTTTAATTTTTGCAGTTTCTTCTTTAGCTTTAGAATCTGTCTCTCCTTTTTTACCATCATCAACTAACTTTTCTCCTTTAGTTGATTTGTATTTAGCAGTAATTTTAGCAGTCTTGCCACAATCTCCTTCTTCTGAGTCTGCTGATTTAAGTGTTTCAGATTGTTTAGTGCCAAGAGTAGCATCAGTTCCAGGTACGGAAGACCCTTCTGCTAAGATTGCCTTAATTTTATCGTCGAGTTGCATTTAATACTCCCTTATTATCATAATTATGCATAACCGTAAACTTTACAAAAGTTTACTTTTGCT